ATAACATTTAACATGTCATCAACTGGGAGTGCTAGCTCCTTGGCTCTCTTTATGCCCATGGATAGGAAGTCCTTATAAGTGAGATCAATATCTTCATATATGTCTTCTATTTTCCCAGACTCGAGGTCATAAATCACATCATCTGATTTGCATTGAAGCTTCCATGCACGTGCTGATTCAAATGCAGTCAACCTTCCGAAATAGATTGCTGGTGATGTTCTCCTAAGGGATTCTGATGCTCCTTTTGTGTAAAGTTTTGAGGCAATCATGTTCTGGATATCTTCAAGCGTCTCAGGACCATTTATGACAATTAAGGGGTTATCTTCAAAATATTTCTTAATGACTGTAGCATTTAATCCCATCCTGTCTCTCATCGCTTTTAACTGCCTAACCATGCCTTGAGAGATGTTGAAGTGATCTTTTTTTAGGAGTGATGTCTGTTCCTCAGATGGTAAGAACAATTCATCTGATTCACTTGATCCTAGTGGTGTGAACAAGAGTTGTTTTACCTCATCTTTCTGCCTACTGTCAATCATCGATAGATAGTTATGGAACTCTGGGCCAATTATGTCTTGCAGGTCACAATCATACATGGGGTAGTATCCAAAATCATAAGGTAATATTTCACGAGGGATCCCGAGGATCTCAGAAGCATCATTTGTCATGCCTTCACCAGTCCTGAAGACTTGGTCAAAATGCATGGAATTTAGAGTGTGAGCAAATAAGCAAACTAGACTAGATGATCCATTTTCCCTTAGTTTTCTAATACGGGTGTATGATTCGTTAACGAATGATGTGCAGGAGGTTGTCCCTATCATGTCTGTGGATGCTGCTCCAAATTGTATGGTCGGTGATAGTGTCTCTAGGTTGACCATGAAGGCAGAATTGAGCTCATAGACAACATTCCCTGCTGCGGACTTTACAGATAACTCCATGGAATGTAATCTTTCTGATGCTAACGCACATTGCTCGAATAACAAGTATTGCTTGTAGCCATCCTTGTCACTCATATCCACAGCAATAATATCACCCTTATCGTCTGACCCAACTCTTGTTTGCCACACTATCTTTTGTGTTTGATCAAGGAGCTCTAGGCACCTACCAAAGAGCTCATCCCTGAGGCTTTGGCAGGATAGGGCAAGCACCGTTGAATTATAATGTGGGATCCCTTGGCACATGTTGGACCTATTTTTAAAATAGGTCCTCCCGTTAGTCAGGAATTCCTCCTTCACATCGTTCAGCCAGGGCTCCTTGTGTTCTTGTGATCTATGCTTACTCCACTGCTCGGCCAACTTCCTTGGAAACTCCATCTTCTTGTCTGTATGTTTTGTGAACATGAACCTGGAGAGGTCCCTCATGCCGGGGTGGCTTTTGAAGTGGTGTTCATGTATTTGCATGAAGATTGTGGGAATGAAGTGTTGAGCCCATGTTGTCATGTCATATGAGTTCTTGATGATCTGCAATGGAGTGCCTGCCTTGAACTTAGACATGACTTCTTCATAATCGCCCCTCATCATCAACCTCTTATCTCTACCTTTAGTCAAAATTTCTCTTTTGTCTGACTTTGATAAGAGTCGAGCTACCTCTTCCAAGATGTTGAACAAAATGCGTGCCTTAATGAACAGGATGATGATCTCCCTTACACCACCTACTTGGTTTTTCTTGAAAATCTGAATCAGGATCTCAAAGAGTCTGTTCTTTTCTCCAGATACTGATTTGGCTACATCCAAGCTAGTTGCCAATTTCTCATTCTTGGACAGCTCATAAACAAGCTCGATGGCTTTCGTCCTGGACCCAAGTTTTGAAATCTCATCCAAGTCATTAGGGTCGACCTTCTCCACAATGGATTTCACTGAGGCTTTGAATGTGGCAAAATCAGATAGTTTCTTGTTAAGGATAGCATCAAGCTTACTAGTATTCATCCATGCCCCGTTAGGAGCTGCATTGTCCTTGTGTCTGTCCTGAAGCTCTATTCCAATTCTCACTGCCCTGTTGCTGAAGAAATGGCTCTCAGGTGCCTTTGACCTTATGTGGGCTATGTCTGACCGTGTATCAGACCCACCCATCACATAGTTTAACCTTCCTCTGCCTGTGCGCTTTGATAATTCAACATCAAATTTCTGTTCCTCTTTCAAGATTTTATTCAAAATGTTCATTGAATCCTGGGTGGGGTTCTGCCTATCCTTGTTGTACATCATACACCAGTAAATCTCATTTAAATTGTAACCAATTGGTACTCTGCCTCCTACAGTAATTAGCCTAGGCAGTGACCCCGAAACACCTGTTGTTGTTTCATCATAGAGGCCGGACTCCTCATCCCGTATAGTTTGGCTGATCTTAATCATCTCACCAATATGGCTAGACAGGGTCTCGCATGTTGCTCTAAATGATCGTTGTAGCATAGTTGATTGGATCACCGAATTCACTCTGGATGGGAACTTCTTGTATATGCCAGACATCATCTTGTCACCCAGTGACTTTATCCACAAATATCTGATGGTTTGGTTTGTTGTAGATGTTGTGGATTTGTTTTCAAGGTACGTGAGAGACAACATCTGATAGTTTCCACTCCTCATCTCTGAATTGACAGAACTTATGAAATTCACACTAGGTGTTACAAGTCTTTCAGTGCAAGCGAGAAAACTCATGATGATCCTGTCAGAGCTCCTCATCCAATGCTTCAACCTATCGGTGTCTACTGATAGCCAGTCTGATTCCCAGTGGTCGCCAGTGGAGTGCCAAGGTGCCGATAGTTTGTCAACAAAAGGGGGGGTGAGGGAGACCACTTTTATGAATTCTGTGTTTGATTCAGTCCTAAGCTGAGGCCCTGGTGCAACCAAGAAGTACACACCTTCAAATCCTGAATACCCAAGAATGTACTGCCTACTCTTCCGCCTCCTCATGCTGTTCAAAGTGATTTCCTGTGAAAGTCTCTGATAGAATATGTTAATTGCTGTCATCGGGTGCTTCATTATCAATCTGTGGACCTTATCGAATGCAGACAGCATAGATGGTCCTGCAACCTTCAACTCTGGGTATGGTAACTCATCCAAATCAATGTTCTTGCAGCTGTCTACCCTAGATATAAGGTCCATTAAGTTATTCTCATGGGAAGGATCAACCCCGATGTGCGTTGGTTCTGACCTCTCAATTTTCACACCCAACCGCTTCATCAGCGACTTGCGGCCAGG